GCCAACACACAACTGCGCCGTCTCCACTTGATGACCCACCACCTTGGCGTCAGCGAGCGTGGTGATGACAGCAACAGAACTACCTCCAGACTGGGGCTTGTTGAGGAGGACAGACGGGGGGGTCTTTGAAACCACCAATGTACCACTAGGAACAAGGGGGTAGAGAGCGGGGATCGGGGCAGGAGAGAACCACTCAGAGCCTTCGCCCATGGCGGTCTCAATAATAAGGTCAATGTTGTTGGCAACTGTTGGGGGGGCCTGCAAGGTGTTGACAACAATGATCTGAAAGCTGCCGTACGAGCCGAAAAGCCCGCCCTGTTGGGTACCAAGATAGGGAGTCTGAGCTGTAAACGGGAGCTCATAAGTCAACTCCTCGATGCTAGCAAGGTCAACTATCTCGCGATGAACATACTCGGCCTGAGTGAGATTCTGAGCAGTAATAACCCCCGGGAAGAAGCAGAACATCAACCTTCCAGTGTGCATCTTAGTCTTGACAAACTTGACGCGAACCCTCATGTTGCCACGCCAGAAATTAAACATGAGCCCCAGCATCTGGTGAGGCTTGGGGTAGGACAGCTCAGGGCCAGTGTGCTGGTACGGGCCACAGGCGAAGTTGAAGATGTTAGTGCCAGCGGCAACAGCAGTCAGGTTTACCGTGGTGAGGTACCCAAAGCGAGTGACAAAAGCATCTATGGTCATCTCATCCTCAGTCTTGCCAACAAGCTTAGGCTCCAGCTTGAGCGAAGGCTGCACAGTCATGGCTAAGGGCATCGAGACGTCCGGACCCTCGACGTTCGTGTAATACGGAAGAGCATTGGACGACACGATCCGAGGCTTCTCATCGATAGGGAACCGACTAAAGCCAAGAGCAGCGGCCACTCGGGAAGCAGCGCGAAGTGCCCACTCGGCAGGACCAGCAACACTCGCTAAGACAGGTACCGCAGTCGCCATACGCGCAACAGTGGCACCAGCGTCCAAGGACTGAGAAATGGACGTCGACTTCTTCTCAGCTTCGGCAGGGAGCTTAGTGTGAGCAGCGACCTTGTGTGAACCTGACTGGAACGAGTTAGGGGTCGGATTAAACAGCTCCAGGTCATCCTCATTCCAGTGGGCGTACATGTTCCAGGAGACGGACGAAGAACCAGAGGCAACCTTGAGCTGATTGTAGACCATGACCAAGACCTGGCCCATCTGAGGTCGGAGAGTGGCAGTATTCGTGACAAGGTCGCAGAAAGTCACAGGCAAGGCGAAGGGAATCCGCATCTCGCACGCTGTCTCCTTACCGAGATTGAGCTCAACAGAGGGCAGGAAACTCCAGGAGGAGGGGTCTTGGAATCGACCTCCTTGCGTACTGTCGTAGTCAAACATCGGGTAGAAAATCAACTTCAACAGACCCTGCTGGAACGGATTGGCAGTGGCGAGCAGCCGCACTGTAATAGAGCCTCGAATGCCCTGGAAACCGTCCAACTTGCGATAAATGACAGGAAGATCAAGAAGCAACTCGGGCAAAGCGCCAGAGAACTCAACGGTGCCAACAGCATCAGAACTTGACCACGTGCCACTCGCAATCTGGATAGGGCGACAAAGGGTCTTCTTGAGGGTCATCTGGAAATCCGTAGTCATGGCAGCAACGTAGCTTGGGGGAGCAAAGGTTGTGGCCTTAGGATCAGACATCTCCACAGCAAGAGCCCCGCGGAACGTTGTAGTAACGTCAGTGGACTGGTTCTCCAAAGTAGTAACGTGTGGCATGGTGTCTGCCAGGGTGGGGCCAGAGGGGCCAGAAGCCGAAGGGGCTGAGGACGCGGCGGCGTCCTTAGTATCAATTTGTAGAGACTGAGCGATGTACCTAACTCCACAGCGTAACATCATTCGCAGGGAGGTGGAATTTAGTCCTGAATAGGACAAGTGGATCACAGGCGATAACTCCTTAAACGCAACAGTGAACGCCTTCGCCTCCGAAGAGGCAGGGATAGCAACTCCCTCTAGACAACATTGAGCCAGGTTCAGCAGTGGGCCAAAGGGGCCAGATGCGTGTTTAACGTCCCGCCGGACGGGGTCAGGGCCGATACTCATCCTTGATGGCCTTCACGGCCGTCTGCGCCACGTGCCAAGGCAGTGGCGCAAAAGGCTGTTTAAGCGTCTTGATAGCAGCTGCAACAATGCGCCTACTCTCACGGTCATAGACAGCGGAGCCGTGCAAAGCCAACTCGCAAAGAGCCATATTAAAGGTGCCACGCAGATCAGTATCACTAGGGTCGTCAGTACGAACCCAACAGAAACTGTCAAACAGGGCATCAAGATCAAGGGCCCCAACATAACGGCCCATCTCATCAGAGTAGTACAGACGGCGCTTAAGGAACACAGGATCGTCCTTCGGGAAGGCCTCAGTGATAGGCTCTTTGTTCTCACGGGTGACCTCCATGCCATACGAGGCGCAGAAGTCACGGAACGTGATAGCATTAAGCTTGTCCTGAAGGTCAGGAGCGACAGAAGTAATAAAGTCGTCACCAAGAGTCGCGCTAAAAACGCGACCTGAGCGACAAATCTCAAGAACAGTCTCCCAGGATTGAAGGTCAACCTGAAGAGCAATCAAGGGCTCGAGCTTGGAGTACCATGAGTTGATAAGAGCGGTGAGGAAGGAGCCACTGGGGTGACCCATAGCAGCCAAGTAAACCCAAGAGACGCCACGGTTACGATCAGCATTGAGCAATTGCATGGCCTCGGGAACAGACCAGACCGGACGGTCCGGGTCAAGGGACTCGACCTCAGCCAGGAGGTCGACACGCTGCTCACGAGTAAGTGACACAGGGAAGGTGAGGTGGAAGGGCTGAACGAACTCAAGAGACAAAATGAGCCGAACGTCGTTATCCGGTGATGGCCCATACCAGTCGTTGATCGCAAGGAAGATAGCGTCAAGTAGAACAGGGTGCTGACTCATGTCGAACCGCTTCTTGTCCCCAGCGAACTGCTTGAACCCATCCTTGAAAAGGCGTAGGCAAAGGTCATTCATCTCATCGGCATACGGATTCATGCCTATAGCCAAGCCATTAGCACCTTTATTCTCCTGGGACCAAGCGGCAAATCCTCCAAAGAACATGCGATTGATGAAAAGCAACTCAACGGGGCCAACAACAACAACTCTAGTAGAGCACTGAGCAACCTTCTCAAGAGTCCGGCGCTCATCCTTGAGGACATCCATATTCAGGAACAAGGGGCGAACGCCAGCCCGAAGCATCGCAACCTTCACAGCCAAGTCGCGCTTGAACTCCTCATACAAGACAGGGTCAGAAAACAAGGCCTGCTTAGTGTTCTTACCAGTCAACACCCAATGGTAGCCGACGGAGGTCTTAAGATCAACAGCACGTAAGACAGACCCCGGAATGCCACGCAAGGCCTCCTCAACAGAGAGCACGCGCCGCCAGCGCTTGAGGTCGGACACCTCATTCCTGTTGCCTTCACAGACGATCTTTGAGACAAGAAGATTGAGATCCTGGACGCACGGAAACGCCGGAACCTCAGTCTTCATCTTGGCACGATTGAGGTAGTACGGTGAGCGCCACTTGCCATCGACCTTAGAGACCCCCAATGTGGCAGGTCCCGTCTTCAGGGGGAAATCATCGGCACAGGGAAGAGGGCGCAATTTGGACTTAACAGAGCCGTGAAAGGCAGGAACAGCACCAACCGTAGCAGCAGGCCAACACTGGGGCATGTTGTTCGGAGGTGGCGGGGGGGGCTTGGCGTCCATGTACCTGAGAATCCTAAGGTCAGGGTACACGCGCCGCAACTCAGCAAGCTCAAGGTCCACCCACTCACGCAACAACGGAGCAGCCCCAGCTATGACACCGTTCCCACACTTATGGGCACCGGCGTAGTAGAAACCAGCGCCCAAAGAGTTGGTAACTAAAGGCAAGCCACACTGGCCGCCAACAGTCTTAAAGTGGTAAGAAATGTTCACTGCGTTAACGTAGGGATCATCCTTGTCGACGGGATTGCGGTACCCACCAACAGTGGCGTCGATGAGAGCTTTGTGGTCAATAACATACTCAAAAGGGGCATCCATACGCCCAAGCACAGGCGCCAATATGGTGAGTTGGTCACGTTTTTCCAAAGCGTCAGTACTCGGGATGTGCTTAATGAAATCACAGGCATGGGGAACACCAGAATTAGCAAAATGCACAACAACGAGGTCCAACATCTTAGTAACGTCATCACGATGGGCCTTAGCAAAAGAGTCAACCAGGACCTGGAACGACTCATTCTTGATCCCAAAGCGACGCAGCCAGACGTGCTTCTGT